TTGTTGGCTCGTTGACGGTAAGTGCCGATTGTGCGCTGATATGCAGCTTCGTAATGCTCTGGATCAAGTTCCAGATCAACAATTTGACTGCCCAGCTGAAGCTGGACATAATCAATGAGATTTTGTTTGAGTGTGCTTAGTGTATCTTGCTGTTGTTCGGCCATGGGGGATCTCCGTCCCCCTTATTTACCAGGCCCTAAGCACCACAAGGTTCTCGCTGCCACGGCCGTTCCAGGCTGTTTCTGTGGCTTTGATGTCTTTGAATGCTTTGCGAGCTGCTGGCTTGCCTGCTGTGACAATGGCCTTGAGCTGCTCTGCAGGCTTGCGCAGTGTTTTCTGCAGGGTTTCTGTGGTTGAGAACCCTACAATGGAGTTGTTTTTTACAGTAAACACTTTGGCATATTCATCAGCAACCACGTGGATCAACTTGCGCTTTTTGCTGTCGTACAACCAAGCTTCGGTTTTGTCCACCAACTGTGCAGCCGGCAACGATTTGAGTTTGAGCTCAGGAACTTCGGCACAGATCTTGAATTTGGCTGCTTTCTTTTCTGGGCTCACAGGCTTGACCTTGCGAGGCTTGCGTTCCACTTTCTTGATTTGCACATAGCTACCGCAGTCTGTGATCACAAGCTCGCAGAACTTCACACAGTTTTTGAGCTGTGTTTTGGTCATGAAGTCATAGGCTTTTGCAAGGTCGGCATCTTTGCCGGCCACTGCTTCCTCGAACTCAGCTAACTTGCGAGTCCATGTGTCTTTGACTGTGGAGATCATTTGCGGGGCAATGTTCATGCTTCGCATCAGGCTCACGGGTTTGTAGTCTGCATTGAGTTTGGCTCCGCTGGCTACAAATTCATCAAACAAGCCATCGAGCTCGCCTAGGCATTCGCTGACCTTTTCGCGCAGACGATCCTGGATAGTGGTCTTGGGCACTTCGGGCTCGTCTGTGCTGACTTCTTGCTTGGGAGCATCTTTGATAGCCAGCAGTTCAGCAATCATATTGTCCAGTTTGATTTGCTCTTGCTCGCTCAAATCTAGGCCCATCATGCTCATTCGGCACAACCAACCTGTGGTCAGTCGAACTTGGCTGTCGCTGAGAGCTCGAATTTTCTTTGCGTCTCGGCCACGGTCGTGAGTTTCCAAATAGGCTGCAACAAAGTCTTTGGCTTCTTTTTTGCCGTAGAAGTAGTTGTACCAATTGAACGCACGACTCAGGGCAGTGAAGCGATCTTCTGTGGGCTGTTTGCGCCACAGCGGTTCGTCCCCTACATACTTGGTGTCGGGACTACGGGGATTCAGCGGTTTAATACTTTTTGCTACAGCAACCATGTGGGCTCCTTGTGACTATTGTGTAATTATAGCACTTCGCCAATTTGAAGTCAAATCGCCCATAAATAAAACACTATGCCCAGATTAAGTCTTTATCGCCCAAATCGTACTCGTGATTATCAGTTTTTGGATAGAACCATTCACGAAATGTACACTGTTGGTGGGTTGGATATCTACGTTCACAAATATCTGGGCCCAACACCCGGTGGAGAAGATTCAGCATTTTCGGGCAACGCCGATGCAACTCAACCAGTTTATGATGATTTGAATCCGCTGAATATTCAAGATTTGCTGTTGCTAGAAAACAGAGACAGAGTTTATGCACCAGATGTTTATGTCATGCGTGGTGTTTATAATCAACAAGATGTTGATTTTGATTTAACACAGTTTGGATTGTTTCTAAACAACGATACTCTGTTTATCACGTTTCACTACAACGACATGATCGACACATTTGGTAGAAAATTAATGACAGGCGATGTTTTGGAATTGCCTAATTTGCGTGATTTTCATCCACTGAATCCCAATTTGCCACGAGCATTACCGAAGTATTATGTGATTCAGGATGCTGCTTTTGCCAGCGAGGGCTTCAGTCAAACATGGTTGCCACACTTGTGGCGTGTCAAAGCCACACCACTCACAGACGCACAAGAATACAATTCAATCACAGACAAGCCCATGGTACAAGAAAACATTTGGGACAACGGCAACTTCTATCCTGCAGGCACTGTGGTTAACTATGGTGATGTTTACTATCAATCTACACAGAACGTTCCTGCTGGGACAGACATAACTGATACCAGTTTCTGGTCTGAGTACACTCCCAACACCATCAGCGATGTACAAGGCACAAGACAAAAAGATTACGAAATCAACGATGCTATTCTTACACAAGCTGATGTTGAAGTGCCACTGTCGGGTTACGATCCCACAAAGTTTTATATTCTTCCCACACAAGACGGACAACCTGCCAACCCCGATGGCCTCACTGCTGACAGCACAGTCACAGTAGACGGCACACAAGGAGGTATGGGCGTTACTCCCAAGAGCGATGGGTACACCATTGGTTACCTTACCGGCGATGGCATTGCACCCAATGGATTGCCTGTTACCCCTGGAGTAAGTTTTCCTATCAATCCTGTGGCCGGCGACTATTGTTTGCGCTTAGATTACAGACCCAATCGTTTGTTCCGCTATGACGGTGCTCGCTGGATCAAGCTCGAAGATCGAGTTCGTACAGACCTCAACAATGGACCAGACAACAAAACACTGCGTTCGAGCTTTGTTAATAACGACGCAACTGTTAATACCACAGATCGAGGCCCAATACCAAGTCGTCAGAGCCTCAGCGAACTACTCAAACCCAGGGCCGACAACGGCGGTTAACATATGCAGCAATATTTTTACGATGAACAAATACGTCGATTCTTACTTCAGTTCACAAGAATCTTTTCAGGGTTTCAAATTGAATACGGACGCGACGAAAACAATCCAGAAGCTGCTGCTCTGCTGAGAGTACCTATTCGCTATGGTGATTCCAGCCGCCAAGCACAGACCATCTTGCAAGAAAACTCAGCCAGCAGTTTGCCTTCAACACCGCTGATGACGTTTTACATTGCAGCACTGAATTACGATCGTCCGCGTATGCAGGAGCCTTACTTTGTGAGCAAAGTAAATGTGCGCCAACGTACCTACGACACTGCTACAGAAACATACGAAACCACACAAGGCAATGCTTTTACCATTGAGCGACTGATGCCTGTACCGTATGCTCTGACACTGAACTTGGATCTATGGACCTCTAACACCAATCAAAAACTACAGCTCATGGAGCAGATCCTTACGCTGTTCAACCCCAGCCTGGAAATTCAAAGCACAGACAACTATCTGGACTGGACCAGTTTGAGTGTAGTAGAATTAGAAAGCGTAAACTGGAGCAGCAGAACCATTCCCATTGGCACTGAAAATCCCATTGACATTGCTACTCTGCGTTTTAACTTACCAATCTGGATTAGCCCTCCAGCCAAAGTCAAGAAGCTGGGTGTTGTGGAACGAATCATTGCTTCCATGTACGATGCCCAAGGTGACTTGGTCAATGCTGTGGTCAACAACGACTTACTGTTGGGCACACGACAAGTTATCACTCCGTACAACTATGCTACTGTACTAATTGGCAACAAAATACAATGTTTGCAGCAACAATATCTTGCACAAGAACCTGACAACGACAGCTTGCAAGAAACAGTTATTGTCCCTGACAGCAACTTGCTATGGCCTGCTGTAATCAACTTGTATGGCACACTGAGACCAGGTATCAGTCAAATGCGATTGGAGCAGCCCGACGGGTCGGAAGTGGTCGGCACGATCTCTATAGATCCCAACGATGATAGATTCTTGTTGTACACTGTGGACGAAGACACTGTTCCGCAAAATACTTTGGCCCCAGTTGACGCTATTATCAATCCTCAAGCAACAGGTCCTCGACCTGAAGATTCAACATTGGCCGGTGTTAGATATTTGTTAACCGAAGGCACAGGCAGTGGCGAAAATATTGCTGCCGCAAGTGCATGGATTGGCGAAAACGGTCGTCCCTTGGTCGCTCAAGCCAATGACATTATTGAATACACTTCGCAAGGATACTGGCGTGTGGTGTTTATTGCTGCGGCACAAACTGCAACCCAGTACGTAACTAACATAACTACAGGTACACAATATTTCTGGACAGGCGAAGAATGGATCAAGAGTTATCAGGGCGTGTACCCCGGCGGAAAATGGAGACTGGTTCTGTAAGAGCTGTAGGCGTTTGGTTTCGCAGTGCCGAAACTGGACGTTATCTTTATCTGTTGCGCAACGACACCAAACATCCGGGGACCTGGGGCTTACCGGGTGGCAAAGTAGAGTCAGGCGAAACACTGCTAGGCGGCATGGAACGCGAGTGCATCGAAGAACTGGGTTTCTTCCCCGAATATCAGCACCTGGTGCCTCTAGAAAAATTCACATCATCAGACGGACAATTTGAATACAACACTTGGGTGTGTGTTGTAGCATCAGAATTTCGCCCCAATCTCAATCACGAACATCTAGGTTACGCTTGGATCGATCGTGGCAACTGGCCTAGACCCATGCATCCAGGGCTGTGGTCAACTGTAAACATTGATGCAGTTCAAGGCAAGATAGACACTGTAGAGCGCTATCTTGCCGAGCATGCCAATTAAGCCTGGCTTTCGAAATACTGCAACTGAATTTCAGCCAGCGGGTTAGATACTGTTGTCAATGCTGTTAACTGAATTGCCAACACTTCTGGTCCGTTGGGGTAAACGCCAGTACCAGGAACTGCCGAAGTACCCATTTGTTTAACTGAACTCAAATCCAATGTACCCGAGTTAGTGGTACTAATCGGGATAGCAAACAATCTTTCACCACCAGTTAGTTCTGTAGTAATAGCAGTCACTGTTAGGTTCAGATCATTAGCCGGAGTAGATCCACCAATGACGTTGCCTAAAATTCTTAGGGTGTCGCCAATTGCATAACCAGTGCCTGGGTTTTGCACTGTGATCTGAACAGTGTTGTTGTTGTAAGTGGTGCCAGTGGCTGTGAGTTGCACTGTGAGGTTGGCTCCCGAACCTGAGCTCGACACCACAGTAGGCGTTAAGTTAGCATAGGTACGAGAATTACCAAAAGTCGGCTTGGTACCGCTCTTGGTAAAGCCACCAACGGATCCATACGACGAGCCAGTTAAACCACCGGTTGTTTCGTCAGTGTAGTTTGGCGCAGTTGAGAACTCGCACAAACTAGGTTGATAGCCACCACCTAAGTTGTTGATGCCTGTCCATGCTGTGCTTGCGGCATTGATGTTGCTGGGGTTGAGAATACCTTCAACTAGATAACGGCCAGCGGTGATGTTGATAATCATGTTCTTCAGTGTGACTTGAGCGCGGTTGATCAGGTCACGTTCGCCAAGATCGCCGATGACACCGTTTGATACGCTGGGGCTGAGTCGCATACAGAATGCCACTTGCTTCTGGCCCACGGTGGCTGGCAGACCATAGTTCACGCGGTTGAATGTAAATTGATAACCTTCGTCGCCATCAAAGTTACCGTCCATGATTACTGAACTACCCCAGTGGTTAATCAACGGAGTACAAGTATTGGAGATCAAGATAACACCAGTGTTGGCGTCATGGCTGGTAGCTGCAGAACTAGTAAAGCTGCGGTTAGCACCTTCGATCCACTGTGTAAATGTTGCTGCACGAGTACATCCAGTAAGGTCGTTACCACTCTTGCCCGAGTACTTGATGATTTCACTGTCGATCATCACATATGCAGGATATGTTACACTAGCAGGCGGGTAATACGTAGCATCTACGAGAGAGATTGTGGTTTGACTTGCGTCAATTGCACTGGCCAAACGGTTCACTGGAGTTTCGTTAATGGCTTCGTAGCGAGCAGGCAAGTTACCTGAACGCATGTAAGCTTCATAGTTAACGTTGTTGTTGGGACGACGATGGCAAGGAATCATTTCGCCTGTTTGTCCACGAATCATCCATTGTGCATAACCTGCACCATACCATGAATATTCAATACCCAACATCTGCATGCGGCCTGTGTTGAGTGTGTAGCCACTGGGTCCTGTACCGTCAAGTGGGTCAATGTTGAAGTCTGCTTGTTTGACACGGATTTCCTGGCGCAAGCACATCTTCACACGGTTCTGGTTAGATACACCTCGATACACAGGCACCACAGTCATACGTTGTTCATCCAAGATACTTGTCACAGTGTGTGTCATTCCTCGGATCACAACCACGTCGCCGTTGTTAAGCTGTTCTTGGAAGCGACTGATTTCGTTGCCCACAACCAAGTTAGATCCTGCACCCACGGACACTAGACCAGCAACTTGGAAGGTTGAACTGCGTTGCACTGCATTGATATTTTGTCCGTCACACTCCCAGAACAATCCGTTTTGATCATCAAAGATACCTGCACGAATAGATGCGCCTTGCCAGGCTTCCATGTTGACTCGTGGCTGAGGAGCTAGTTCAGGTGTAGTAGAACCAAGAGTTTCTTGTGCTTCAACTGTAAAAGTTAAATCGCTAACAATGCTGGTCACAACATAGCCAGTGTTGTTGTATCCAGATGTGCTCACACCAGAAAGTTCAAGCACAGCGCCTGGATTCAGACCATGTTCAAGATCAGTTGTAACGGTAATGGTACTACCCGCTACTGTACCACTAGCAGTAATTGATGTGATATCAAATGTAGGTTTGAGCATGGTACCTGATGTGAACAAGATACCCTTACCAGACTGATAGCGGAAGTATTTTTTGGTCTGTCGTGCGGCACTGGCACCACGAGTAGGCACGCCTGGTCCCATGATAACACCTCCGTCGAAGGGTCTTGGCAGGAATGTAGCGTTGCTGCGAACGTTGATAATACCAGTTAGAGAGCCCGATACTGCGGCACCTGCTTTGGCAGTGAATGTGGA